GCTGATCGTAGTTTGTCATTTAGGACTGCAGCTGAGATTCCCCAAGAATATCGTACTAAGGAAGCTCTTTTGAAGTCCTCGATAAAGACTCACTTTTATGCAACACGTTTTCAAAATGCACTTATTTTGGTTATCAACGCTCACAACAGTTCTCGTGAGAAGTACAAACCCATTAGGTGCCAATATGGTAATTTTTATGTAACTTATGAATCCTGTGCTCTGAAGGAAATGTTATTACACGACAGACCATCATGGTTTTTGAGACATGATGATGCAGTCAAGAATGACCCTTCAACCAATCTGAACTCGAGCTTAGATAACAGTCACAAGCTGTTCTTCCAAATTCCAGAGGCAGTGGGTGGTACTCGTCCTTACAACCACAAATTGTCGCCTGATTTTACGTTCACACGCAAGAGCAAATGGGGAAAATTAAACATCTCAATTCCTCATTTTGTGCACCCAGTTCTGTCACCAGTTGAGAAGCTAATGTATCAATGCAACTTTGAAGGAAATCTGACCAAGGATCTTTATGCATTGCGAACCTTTGAGGTAGACGCAATCCTTGACCTTGTCACTGCCGACGAAGTAGATGTGATACCAATTCCTGATGACCCATATGTCAACCCAGAAGTATTCCAATCTTTGAAAGAAATTGAGGATAAAGAGGGCCATATATATGAAGTACATGATGTTGCTACTCGTGTACCGTTGCTAAACTTGCTCACTTGTTTTACAAAGTATGGTAGTGTCTATTCCTACTATGATGAACCTGAAGAAGATTCTGTCAATCCTATTTCTGGTACAGATCAACGTGCCATCGCATACAGGAATGATAAGAATACAGTCGGTGCTGAATTGATGAAAACTACAATTCACCCTGTTATCATAAACCCACCTAAGCGCGCATGGTGGGACGTCTTAGTTGCTCCCGTGCAAAAAGTGGCAAAAATCCTTGCCCCAGTCACTTGTGTACTTAGTGCTGCCACCTGCTGTATTCCAGGTGGGTGCATCCCAGTTGCGTTGGGATGCGCAGGAGTTTCATGCGCCACAGGGTGTGTTTCTTCTGCAGTTGCTCTCGAATACCTTGATGAAAAGAGAAAGTTGGGATGTTACGCCAGACGTCACGACGATCTTGTCTTCGATGCTCAGACCATCAAAAATATCACATCCTGGACAAATTTTACCAACGGGAATCACGATGAATACGCCAAAATCATTGTGGCTCGCGTTAATCAAACTCTTCCTTTTTCCAACATTGACATGGAAGAGGCCTTGTGCCACGGACGGACTGATACAAATGTCCTAGAGTCCACCAGGGTGTTTGCAGTAGCTCACTACTGGCACAGGTACTTGAAGTACAAGGCTTTGATTGAATCAACCAAACGTGCATCTGTTGATTCCTTCAAGGCTAATCATTATAGCATAGTATAATGATTAAGAACTTGTACAAGTTCGGCTATCGTACCGATGAATTTCAGGCCTATGATCGGTTAGCCAAGATGTCAAAAATCCGGCCTTGCGTACTAAAGAGTATTAAGATTAAGAATCCAATGGAAAAATTCAAAAGCAGCCTTGAATATAGGGCTCCTGTTGCTAGAAATTTACCACTGTGGTTAAATGGGTATTGTGGTTTGAAACCTGATGATTCAGATATTGCATCTGTTATTGATGGCGTGAAGCACCGTGTGGCTGGTGTGACCCCTTCAGTAAGCAGCACTACAGTTGCACAATTTGGATTATTTGTTGAACGTTTTCTTGAAAAACACGTTCCCACATTGCCTGCAGACACAGAAATTTCAGTCGAGAAATGGCTGAGTGAAACTGATTATCCCGAGTCACGTAAAGACCAGCTTAGGGAAGCGTCTTTGCGCGTCGAGGAACGTACTGATAAACAGAATCCACTCAATGTCAAATCTTTCATAAAGGAAGAAACCTATTGGGAACCTAAAGCGATGCGCACCATAAACTCACGAGTGGATGAATACAAAACACGAGTGGGTCCTTGGGTTCATGCCGTAGAGCAATTGGTTTTCAAGTTAAAATGGTTTATTAAGAAGATCCCTGTAGCCGATCGGGCGGCGGTGGTCATTGAAAGATTAGCCAAATCTGGAGGTGTGAAGATGTCTACAGACTTCACAGCATTTGAAAGCTCCTTTAGAAGTGTGATCATGGAAGCGTGCGAATTTAAATTGTTCCG